AACCTGCGCCGTGCCGACCTGAGCGATGCCAACCTGAGCGGTGCCGACCTGAGCGGTGCCAACCTGAGCGGTGCCGACCTGAGCGGTGCCAACCTGGGCGATGCCAACCTGCGCCGTGCCGACCTGAGCGATGCCAACCTGAGCGGTGCCGACCTGAGCCGTGCCAACCTGAGCGGTGCCGACCTGAGCGGTGCCAAAAACATGCTAAATCCTATCAAGTGGATGGCCGATAATTTTGAGCATGACGATCTCGGATTTATTGTTTACAAAACATTTGGCGCTTATCAGACGCCGCCAGAAGTATGGAAACTAGAAGCCGGGTCATTCATCGAGGAAAATGTCAATCCACTACCGACGAATGATTGCGGGTGCGGTATCAACTTTGCCACCGTCAAGTGGATAAAACGAGATCAGAGTAATCCTAAAATCTGGCGCTGCCGTATCCGCTGGATGGATTGTATTGGCGTGGTTGTGCCCTATAACACTAACGGCAAGGCACGCTGTAGTCGGCTCGAATTGATTGAGTTAGTTTAGCCATCCCGCGGGGACTGGTGGACTAGAGCGGGTGGAGAAACGGAAATATCACCTTCCAACAATTTAGTGGCATTGGTCTGCCACAAGGACTCAATCTAGTACAGTAAACCACCAGTCCCCACTTTTGAAAGAGAGGAAAAAATGGAAGAAGGATTTATTAAATACGAAAAAAATAAGGTTGTAAACTTGGCTAATATCAAGTGGATTGGTAAATTAGGCAATACAATTTATTTTCTGTACATTGGAGATCATGGAGACGAAGATCATATAGTCTACGCTGAATATGAAAATGAATGGCGACAACGATTTGACTTGAATGACAAATGACCGGCGCGATGTATCCGGTACTCCTAGCCGGTAGAAATTAGGAGGTATGGTTCCACAACGGGATTTGTGCCCTACGGCGTTTTGCCAACCGGATACATCGTTAATCTTGAAAGAGGTAGAAATGACGAAACCAGAACCACCCTGCAAGCACCTTCACGACGACGGCTCGGATGCTTTACGTCCCGTCGGACTTGAAGAATATCACATGGAGGTCTGCGACATTTGCAGTAAGGTAATCAGTTCAAACCCGCCAGAAGAAACTGACCGGGACTTAGTTTAGGAGGAATGAATGACAAATGAATTAGCAGTACAAGGATTTTCACGCGAAAAGATTGACCTTATCAAGCGCACTATTGCAAAAGGCGCGACCGATGATGAATTGGCTTTGTTTTTGAATCAATGCGAGCGCACTGGGCTAGATCCATTTGCCCGCCAGATTTACATGCGCAAACAATGGGATAGCAAAGAACAACGCGAAGTAATGACCACTGGAACGGCAATTGACGGTTTCCGGTTGATCGCAGAACGTTCACAGAAATATGCCGGTCAACTTGGCCCGATGTGGTGTGGCCTTGACGGTATATGGGTGGATGTTTGGTTGAGCAACGAGCCCCCTTCTGCTGCCAAAGTTGCGGTATTGCGGACTGACTTCAAAGAGCCGTTATGGGCGGTTGCTAAATACTCCGAATATGTCCAGATGAAAAAAGACGGCACACCTAATTCCATGTGGGTAAAAATGCCAGCAAGCCAACTGGCTAAATGTGCTGAAAGTTTGGCACATCGGAAGGCATTCCCGCAAGATTTATCCGGGCTTTACACAACAGAAGAAATGGGACAGGCCGATGTAATTGATACCACATTTCAAGAAGTTGAAACAAAGGCGATTGCACCAGCCGCCCCCAAACAACCTACCCGCGAATTGACCCTTGACGAAGCGTGCGACATATTGAACCGTGATGGGGTGCGGTATGGAGACTTGTCAACTGAATTACTAAAGACAATGTCACGCGCCATTGGCAACAGCAAAAAAGAACTAACTGATATTCAACTCGAAAAACTTGACGCCATGTCAATGATTATTGTGGCCCGCAATGATGGCACGCTGGGAGAACCTGGTGCAAATCAACCGTCCCTTGTTGACACCGCCAAAGACCTCGGTGGTGAAACAGCCGATTGAAGACCCCGATTAACCTATTATCCGGGTTGCGCATGGATACGCATAGAAAGAGTATGTAATGACAGTAACAGTTGAAGAATTGAAACAGGCTTATGACGCTGTAATAGCCACAACGGAAAATGCTATGAAGGCTGGTGTGGCATTTGAACTGCAAAAAGAAGCAGTCGAAACTACCACACTACAGGCAATCGCATCCGGCGAAATTCAGGGCAAGAATGAGGGTGAACGCAAGGCTGCAGCTCTGGCTATGTTCTCAAACGGATATGCCAAACTCGCCGAACTTGAAGCCAAATACCGCGCCGAATCAATCTTCCTTGCTCTGGCAAAAATTCATCTTGACTTTGTGCGTGATTGTATCCGCATTGAGGAACTAGCCAAGAAGTGACCCTGACTAATTCAACGCCGGGCAGACCACCGCCCGGCAAAGGAGTATGACGATGAACGCATACGATTCCGCAATGACCAAGATTAGGAATGGTCAAAAGATATTCCGTGACAATACTGTAGTTTCATTACTACATGAAATGCAATACTTAAATGATAAAAACAAATCGTTTAGTTCCCAGCTTGCCGAAAAGGACAAGGAGATTGATGCAGCAGATGCAGCGCTAACCCATGTTGTTGATTGCATGAAGAACCCAAATAATCGCGGTAGTAAAACCTTATTGCAAACATGTCGGTTTTTTGACGATCTGATTAATACAGCAATTAAAATACGAGCGAGGATTGTATGACCCAGTTTAGAATCTATGACAAAGTTACCCTGCCAGACGGCAGCATCGGCACATTGCAGCACGATAACTATGACGGTTCGTGGCGGGTCTGGTTCAACGCTAAAGACTGGCGGGGCGACCCGAAATTGATTCACCCTGATACATTAGTGAAAATTGACGTGAAAGAAGAGGAGATGACAAACGCATGAAAAAGCCGTATCTTGAAAGACTAAAAATAAAGCTAACCAAAAAACAATTGAAGGAAATCAGGCGTGTTTTTTACAACCAATTATGGGATGATTGGATAGAAAATAAAGCTGGATATATTACCGCAGAGCCGATAATGCAAACTGGAATATTGCACGTTGCTTATTTACCCAAAGAACGTGGGAAAAAAGTCTACGAACAACTTCACAAAAATGACACCATAGAAATCAATAAGCAACTTTTGAAGGAGTCTTTATGAGACTATCCCTATCCCCAGAACTCTGGAAGTTTGCCGCGCAGAACGGCACGGTCAAGAGCAAGAACTCGTTCCACGTGTCTACGGGTTTGAACGCAGGAACGGTTGACAAGTTAGCCGAAGGCACGTTCGCCCCGCAAGCGTTTGAGATACTCGGGAAGTATCTGACCGCGCTCGGGTACACGTCTCTTGAGGTTGCAGAGATGCGGATGGAAGATATATTCGATGTTCGGGCTTAAATGAGGCTGCGCACCAATTGATTTGTGATGCGCAGCCGTTCAATGGAGGAGACCGATTGAACAAATTCATTATACCAAAAGGACGGGCGATGTCAATTCAAATTCTCCACCGTAAGCGACTCATCACCAACCCTCTGCCGCGGCACACACTGACTGGCATAGCCTACATGTACAGCGAGTACGGGAAATTGCCGGGCCACGTATGCTCTGACTGTAACGAGTTGATGCGGGACAGGATGCCGACGATCTGCGGCTGCCGCGCCTATCCCTTTCGGCAAGGCTCTGTGTTGGCAGAGTACAAGGCCGGCTTCGGCTGGCGCGGCCACTGGCAGGCTTGTGGACTATGGCGGCTTGCGTACAGACTGAGACGAGTAGAACAACTAGAAATGGCACTGGAGGATTGACAATGGGAACGCGCAAAACGATGTTTGATATTGCTAGAAAAGAAGGACGAATTTGCCCTCAATGCAAATGGATTATCAATAAAAAAGACTACGCAAAGGGATATAGGCTCTGCTCCAATTGCACAGATATCAATAAAGGAGTAAATACAAAAACCGGGCATAGACCATATTTAGACGAGCCATTTGATATGACAGGAGAGATGTAATGGATGACCTGAAACAGACCGTAACAAAACTACTGGAAGACCACCAGATCAAGCGCGACTCGCACAAGTGGCGCGACTACGAGAACGCGAAGTTTCACCTGGAAGAGCTTGACTTGGATAGCATCGAGTATCATGATGCGTGCGTGATAATCAGAGGATATTTGGGAATAAGGGTCGATTTAAGGATTGACAATGAATGAAAAATGGTTATACTTATGGATAGTCTAGGTTACGAGAAGGAAATAGTATAATGTGAATCACCGCCTGCCCAAACTTCTCTTGACCTAGACACTCAGGAAAACCGGGCAGGCGGATTCAATTAACTATGGAGATAATTATGAATGTGGATCCGCATAAAATAAATTTGTCAGAAAGAGACTTGGAGGATTATTTATTTGAAAATCCAAATATTGTAGAAATTCCACTTTCTGGAACACCAATAACAAAATGGATTTCTAGACAAATGAGAGTTCCAAGCGGGATAATTGATTTATTAGGTATTACAACAAATAACATTTTAGTAGTTGTAGAATTAAAAAACGCACCGTTTTCTTCGGGACATCTCACGCAAGTTTGTAGATACGCAAGGGATATTGAAGAAGTAGCTAGGGCGGCTGGAATAGTAAATCCAGAACCTTATAAATTATTAATTGGTACGCATGATCCAACTACCGAACTGATCATCGAAGCAAATTCTGTTGATGTAATGATTGTGACTTTAAAAATTGATTATGATATTTCTATTGGCGGACTATGGCGTTTAAGCGAATCATTTAAAGAAAAAAGAAATAATGAAATTCAAGAAATTTCAGAATCAGAGGAATTTGTGCGATTGTCAACAATTTCACAGGCTGAATACGCTTTATTTTTGGAGGAATGTAAAAATGGCGAGTCGCCGAATGCTGGCCAGTGATATTTTTACAGACGAATTTTTCTGTGATCTTACGATTACAGAAAGGCTTTTGTGGATTGGTATTATCGTTCAATGTGCCGACGACCAGGGCAGATTGCAGGACAAGCCACATTTAATTAACTCCCGAATTTTTCCAGACGATGGGTTGTCTATATCAATAATAAATAGTGGGTTGACAAAATTTTCTCAAACAGGGAAAATTACAAGATATAAAATACAAGACAAATCACTTATCCAAATAAACAATTGGTGGACATATCAAACCCCCGCTTGGGCAAATCCATCAAAATTTCCACCGCCTAATGACTGGATTGATAGAATAAAGATACATGTTTCAGGCAACAAAGTTCATATTGAAAACTGGGATAATCCCGGCGGGTACATAGGCATGTATGTACCACCTGTACATAAACCTATAGAGGAAGGTGATGTTAATGGTGATGTTAATGGTGAAGATGAAGTCGGCGACTTCGCAAAATTCAATGATACTTTTCAAGAAAAAACACATTTAACAAACTACACCCCAATGGTTGCAATAAAAGCATTCGAAGAAATAACCAAGGCAGGCGCAACCATCGAAGACATGATAATGGCCATTGAACAGATGGTTGAAAAGAGTTATGTTCTTGTTTCTCCGGCCAGTATAGTTAATCCAACTATAAATTGCATGAATTATAGACTGCGGAAAAATAAGAATAATTCGAACGGCGATACTACTCAAGATATTATAGCCCGCGCAAAGGAAAGGCATGGTTTGAATGGCTGATATTTCAGAAGTTATTAAGGTATTCGCAATTATGTCTCTTGCATGGCCGAACTATAAAGCTAAGGACGGCACGATTGAAGTCTACGCCAGCATGTTAGAAGATATTCCCCCGGATGTTTTAATCGCCGCAGCCAGAACATTGATTGCGTCTGGTGGAGAATTCTTCCCGTCTGTATCTGCATGGCGGCAAACCGCACTTGATATCATGCTGAATAAATCCGGCACACCAACTGCAATAGAAGCATGGGAGGAAGCCGTCAAAGAATGCAACCGGTGTGGCGATTACTGGCGGTATCAGGAAGGCAAGAAATATCCTGAATATTCACATCCACTGATTACCTCTTGTGTAAGCGCAATCGGATACGCACAAATCCTGGAAACCGAGAACGTTGACATCGTCCGGGCGCATTTCCTGAAAGCATACGAAAGTTTGCGGCAACGAAGGGATATTGACCAGCGCACTCTACCGGATGTGAAGCAGGTCGAGCAGAAGTATATTGCCAGCGGCATCAAGCAACTGGCGGAAGGACTGTCAAAATGAGCAAACTCAAGAAGTTTATCCTGAAAAAGGACATCGTTATTCCGGCAGGCACGGTCTTTACAGAGCGGTTTGGTAAGCGTGAATACGGTGCAAATTGCTACGAATCTACGGCGTTCGGATTGACAAAGGATACGTCGGGTGATGTGTTTTACGGCATTGAACCGAATGATCCAGAGATGCAGGAATGGTTTGAGGAGGCGAAATGAGTGGCGATCCAATAAGTTGTGAAGAATGCAGAAGGCAAATGATGAACGCTAATTTTATTCAACCAATATATAGGACAACTATTCCCCAGCAGGTCATCTACCCCTATCCGCCGTTCCTGCTCATGGATAATGGTGACTACATCGAAATGCCCGATATTCTTACGTTGGTCAAAATGGTGTACGACCTGCGGAAGCGGGTGGAAGAGTTGGAGGCCGTCCATGAGTAACCGTTCAAGAAATGTGATCGTTATTCTGTTGTTCTGTGCCGTCATGGTCTGTGTAGGCACGATAATGGCGGTGATGATATGAAAATTATCTCTCTTGGTTGGGGCGTGCAATCTTTCACCCTTGCGGCTATGTCTGCCCTCGGAGAACTACCAAAAGTCGATTATGCCATTCACGCGGACACAACGCACGAAAGCCAGTTGACGTATGAGTTTGCGCGAAAATGGACGCCGTGGCTGGAAGAGCGCGGGGTCAAGGTTGTAACAGTTAAGCCCGATCCCAACAAATTGAATGCTTTTGATAACTATAGGGGCGTGTTTATCCCGGCTTATACCCACACTCCAGAACATTATGAAATCAGTGATGGATATTACATCGATTCTAGCGGCGAGGAAACAATCAATGTATTTGATCCTTTATTGGTTGGACAAAAAATAAAGAAAACAGCAAGCGACGGTCAATTAAACCGGCAATGTACGGGTGATTGGAAAATCGCACCCATGCGGAGATGGTTACAAGAACATAGAAATGGTGAATCTATTGAACAATGGATCGGCATAAGCCTTGATGAATTTCAGAGAATGAAGCCGTCGGATGTTAAATACATAACAACAGTGTGGCCGCTTATCGAATTGAAAATGACCCGTAAAGATTGCGAGAAATGGTTACTCGAACACAACCTAGAAACTCCTGCAAAATCTGCGTGTACATTTTGTCCTTATCACAATACAAAAGAATGGCGAAGAATAAAGGCAAATAAAACTGACTGGAAATCGGCAATAGATCACGATAATGCAATCCGTAAAGTGCGTCCGCCGTTTGATTTATTTGTTCACCCATCCCGCAAGCCACTTGACCAAGTTGATTTCCGCACCGCCGAAGAAAAAGGTCAATTATCTCTATGGGACAACGAATGTACTGGGATGTGTGGCGTATGAGCAAATACGGGAATAAAACAATCGAATTCGAGGGAATTAGGTTTGACAGCCTAGCAGAATTCGGGCGGTATCAGAACTTGCGCACGATGGAAAACAACGGCGACATTTCAAATCTTGTCGTTCATCCTCGGTTCATCTTGCAAGAGCCGTTCACACACAACCACGTCCGGGAAAGAGCCATAGCTTACGAGGCTGACTTTTCGTATTTCGAGAAGGACGGTAAGAAGATAGTCGAGGATGTCAAGGGATTCAAGACCAAAGAATATCAGATCAAACGGAAGCTATTTCTGTACAAGTACCCCGGCGTGAATTTCGTAGAAATTGCCAGTTGACCTTTGTATGTAATGGCATATAATTGAGTATAAGGAGACCGAAAAATGGACACTAGATTACTAAATTGGATCAATGATAATCTTCGCAAGGTATCAAATAGCTTAGACAATCTTGCGAAAGCCATAAATAAAAATATGGAGATCGAGTCCCGCCTGTCCACACTAGAAACCCTAATGAAGATCGGGCAAGACAACGATGTTTCTCTGGCTAATCGAATAATTGCACTGGAAAATATCATAGCCTGTGATGGAATTGACGCCAGACTGCACCAGCCGTCCGCGAAACCGGCGGAAACCGAGAGGGAGTGGATACCCGTTATGCCAAAAAAGGAAATAAATAACATGGAAATCGGTCTACGTAAAATGGAATATATCCACAAAATACTGTGCTTTACCGGTTCGACGAAATTCAAGGATAAATTTTGGGAACTTCACCGAATGTATACAATGGCTGGATATATAACTTTGATTCCGGCTATCTATGCTCACTGTGGCGATAAAGTCGAAGATTGGCAACAAAAGAAATTATTTGAATTGCAGATTGAGAAAATTAAAATCTGTGACATTTTATTTGTTGTGAATGTTGGAGGATATTTAGGCGAATCCACACTAAAAGAAATTGACTTTGCAAGATCATTGGGTAAAGAGATTAATTGGCTGGAAAAACCGCCAGAGAACGCAGAAAGATTAAAAGCTGGATATGCAACTATCCAAGAAGTAACGAAGCCCGAGCCGCCGGTTGACAATGAACTGAGAGGTGCATGATGTACACAAACCCAGATATTCCACCGTCATATGAAGTCTCTTTACAGGCAAAATTAAACGATGCCAATCAAGAAATTGGTGCATTGACAGAACGTTTAGCCGCCGCCGAACAGAGCGGGTACGAAAGGGCGCTAGATGATGCCCAAACCGTGATTGATGCAGAGTACGACCGTTGGCTTGACGACAAAGATGAGGAATATCCAGACTTCGGGATAATTCACGAAGAGCTAGACCGACTTCGTGCTGAGAAAGAGACGATGTTGTTTTTCCTGGAATGGCAGAGAATGGCGAAAAGACAAGCGACGAACGGCTGAAATTTATAACCGAAAGTCCGTATGTTTGCGCGTCGGAAGAGGAACGAAATCTTGCCGCCGATCTCCTCTCCACCCGCAAAGAGTTAGACCAACTCCGTGCCGATGCCGCAAAGATACATCCGCGAATATGGAAACTTGTAAGGAAGGGTGAGTATTTTATTATTATCGGTAAGCATGAGCCGTATTTTGTGCAAGCCTATGGATTAATCCGCGAACAAGAAATGAAACAGGGCACGTGGTCTGAATCTGACGAACTTACGTACCAGAAAAATACAGCGAGGGAAGAATGAATTTGAGAATGTTACTTCACGAATTAGCCGTTATCGCTGTTGAAATAGGCGAGGATTCCAGCGCGTTTGAAGATAAATATCATGAGATTGAGTCTGCCCTACAGGAAGCTACGAGATGGGTGCCGGTGGAGGAGAGACTGCCTGAAGACGAGAAATTTGTATTACTCATTCATGATGCCAATGGATTGTCTCCACGTGTTGGTTATCGCGTTGGAGATAGCTGGCATGATCCTTTATTTACTTGGCGTGAAATGAATATCCCTACCCATTGGATGCCTCTCCCCGTTCCGCACGAGGGAGA